GAGTGGATTTGCTATCTTGTTGATTGAAAGAATGCCTTACAACAATGATTTGATAGGTATTTTTGATCTAATACACACTGACACAGCACACAGAAACGTTGAAGATGTACAGATGCTATTTGACGCTTGTTATGAAAAAATTAAAAACACAGGAGTAAAAAAATTAGTGTTGAACGAAAAAAATTGTGGTTTGGACGGAGAAAAGAAAAGGATTTTATTGGCCAAAAATCATTTCGTTGTGCCAACAATCAATTGGGAGAGAAATCTATAATGGGTCTATTCAAAAAGTTAAAAAAAGCATTCAAGAAAGCCGTTGATGTAGTAGTTGGTGCGGTCACTGGTATAATCAGCGGCATAGGCAAAATATTCCAACCGTTTGGTTTCTCACCAGACATACCAGATTACGGATTTGATGAACAAGGTGGCACACAGGCAGATGCCATCCAAGGTGTACTGCTTAACAAGGACAGCGCCATTGCCCATGTACCTGTGGTATATGGCACAAGAATGGTTGGGGGAATAAGAGTTTTTGTTTCAACAAACGGTTCAACCAACCAATACCTTTATGTGGCACTGGTATTGGCAGAAGGACAAGTCAATGCGGCCACACAACTACTCATTGATGACAACACAGTCACAATAAGCAGTCTTGACCATGGTGTTGAACGTACCTGTACCACAGGCAGACACAAAGACAGATTGAAAGCACAATTTTTTGACGGCAGAGATGATCAGACGGTATCAAGCCTCTTGCAAGAAGCACCTAACTGGACCAGCAATCACAGATTGAGAGGTCTTGCCTACATTGCATTAAGATTTGAATGGAAAAAAATTGAAACTCAAACAGACGCAGAAAACAATCCTTTTGGTGGCGGCGTGCCAAATGTACGGGTAAAATTAGAAGGCAAAAAGGTATATGACGCCACAACACTGACAGCAGATTCAACAACAGCACATGACACCGCATATGCGGACGAACCAACAACATTCACAGACAATCCTGTTTCTTGCCTTTTAGATTATCTTAGAAATCCAAGATTTGGCAAGAATCTACCAACCACAGCATTCGCGTTTGACACTTGGAAAACAGCGGCAGACCTTTGCAATCAAAACGTCAATTTTGGTACGGGCACAGAAAAAGCATTCACTTGTGATGCTGTTCTGGACACGGCACAGACATTGATGAACAACACAAAAATACAGTTGGCAGGATTCAGGGGCATAATGCCCTTCACACAGGGCAAGTACAGATTACTGATTGAACATGGTGGAGATGATTCAGACATCACTGCCACGCCAGCATCACCCAGCACAGTTTTCACCGTTGACAATGACACCATAGTTGGTGGCATGACCTTGGTTGGAGAAGACAAGGAAAACAAGGTAAACAGATGTGTGGTCACTTACGTGGACCCAGATGCTGACTTCCAACCCAATCAAGTGATCTTTCCTGCCGCGGGTAGCAGTGATGACACAGCATTCCTTGCCGCTGACAACGGCATCAGGCTAGAGAAAAGCATAACATTGCCAACCGTGACCAGCAGGGTACAGGCATTGCAATACGCAGAGGTGTTCCTCAAGCGAAGCAGGGCCAGTAAACAGGTCAGTTTCCAGACCACCATAGCCACCAGCAACGTCACAGTGGGTGATCTCGTACAGGTTGTCAACGAGCACCTGAGCCTCAGTCAGATCTTCAGGATTTCAGAAATAGTGGTCACTGAACAGGGCCAGATCGCCATCAATGCGTTTGAGCATCAGAGTGGCACCTATGCTGTCAACGCCAAGACCGCGGACATCACGAGACCCACCATCAGCCTGCCAGATCCTGCCTTGATAACGGCGCCAACCAATCTGACCTGTACATCAGGTTCAGCACAGAACTTGACGGGCACAGACACCACAGGCTACTTCAACACACCCAGCCTCAGCACGGTGCGTAGGATCAAGGTCGCATGGACGGCATCAACTGACCCGTTCGTGACGGAATACAGGATACAGTTCAAACTGAGTTCAGCATCAGACTTCACGGAAGCAGGCACCACCAATCTCACAGAATTTTTCTTGGCACCCGTGACACTGGCCGCACCGTACGATGTCAGGGTCGCCGCCAGGAACGAACTGGACAACCAGAGCAGTTTCGCCACCGTTTCAAACCACACAGTTTCAGCCTAACTTAAATACCACTGAGGTCAGTGAGCATGAAACCTGAACAATTCATAACCAAGGTACGGCAGTACGGATATTTCAAATGTGATGGCAAGACCGTCACGGGCAAGGGCAGACAGCGATTGTGCCAGGGCGATCCCAGGCATGACTGTCCGTTCGTGTTGCTACGTGTGAGGTACCTCACACACAAGGTGTTGCCAGATGGCAGGCTAGGGCCGCTTGACAAGTAGGCGTTTGTGCTTGGCCAATTCACGTCTCTTCTTTGTGTACTGACGTCTTCGTTCCGCTTCCTTGTGATGCACGGCATCGTGCAGTTGTCTCGTGTAGTTGTGTTGGTCCCTGATTCGTTGTTCGTTGTCCATGTGTGATTATACACTATTCTTTGGCGCAGTGTCAAGATGGCCTACTGCCATCTGAAGATTCGCTCTGCTCATCTTCGTTTTTTTTTTCTAGACAAGGACTTCATGTAGATTGAAAGATCGTACTCCACCTGTTAACAGGTGGGTGACTTCATGTGAGTTTGATGAGTCATCTCCAGATGCTGTGTTTCACGGGAGGATTATACCAACCTCTAGCATCGCTTTCTTTACATCACGCGGTGGATTCGTGAATACCCGTTGTGCCTATGTGTGTGCCTGCGGACTGTCGCGTTCTTGCTGTGTGAGTGCTACGCTGTTCTGTGTCTGTGTGTGCCTATTGTTGCCTGTTCTAGAGTATATAGCATTGTGGTACCAGAAGTCAAATCTTTTCTGTTTAAACACCTTCTGTGTGCTTTTAAAGGTGTAAATATCTCAGCATTAGGCCGTGACTTACTCCTTGCAATGTTCGTCCCGCCTGATGTAAGGGAGTGCCTTTTCCATATGCCATATTGTTCTGGTGCTCCCGCCCCCTCTATAAATACTGACGGACAGCACTTACGACACGGCTCCTATTACAGACGCGACGTAAAACCATATCGTGCGGTCCACTTATGAGCGTGGATCCTGTTCGCATCATGTATTGTTGCCTACAATCCTTTGACCAGCAATGGGATCCACAACACACACAATGCGATTTGACAAAGGTGCCACAACATTTGATCTACAGGACACAGAGTTCCATGACAAGTACGAACTGTTTGACCACATACGGAGATCACACATCCGTCACAGGCCGCAACGAGATGTGTGGCAAGACTGGAACGAACACCTCAAGGACAGCATAAACCAACATCACACACTGAAGTAGATCTAACGTGTAGGTTGTAGAGACCCAGAATGCGTCAGCAGTTTGCGTAGGGTTGGTGTAGGATTGGGAGCCAAACGACAGCAGGATATGAACCGTATGACTGCATCAAAGAGTACTATAAACGGTGGCATAGATAGGTTAAAGGCGCTCCTTGTATCATCCAGATTCAAATACACAACATCTAGTCATAGCCACCGTATGCCACCATTCCCGCCAATATTGATGGTAATTGATGGTTGACATCCTGCAGATCTGTGCTATAATCTATTAATAATCCTACAGCCATGACCAATTGCTCCACCATTTGTACAAGAGCATCTACTTGACAACATTGACATCCTATGCTATACTAATAGATAACAAAAGGAGAAAACAAATGAAGAGAACAGTACCATATGATTTTGAATCATATTCAGCAATCGCAACAGACCCTAGGGGCATAGTGCAGAGCATGACCATAACAAAGCAACAAGCACACGACCTAGTCGCACAGGGATACATGATGTCACCAGATCGTAAACACTTCGCAGGTAGGGAGAATGGTGAACCCAGATACAACAAGTTGGCCAAGGTGGTCACCATGCCATTTGATCAATGGGAGACGATGCTTCATCAATTGAATCCTAGACAGCCTAGGTGGAACTTCCATAAAGGAGAATGGGCACAGGCGAGATAGGTTGACATCCTGCTAGGGGTGTAGTATAATATTTTTGGACGGTGCACCTCCCATGGTGGCCAATATCAAAAGGAGGAGGCCGTCCCCTGAATCTAGGCTGGCCCACGCCCATTCCAGCACTGCAAAAATTTCCTACAGATTGGGGGTTGACAACATTGACCTTCCATGCTATAATAACACAATATGAAGACGTATCTTGACAACCAGGAGTACATTGACAGCCTCATAGCCAACCAGAGCAGGGTCACGCCAGCACAGCATCTCGCCGTGTTTGAACGTGCCTGCGAGGCGCTACGGGCCGCGATGACTGACCGCGAACACCTGTGGGGCCGTAGCAAACGGTATCGCCTGTGGAGCATCTGCGTCACCATACGCAACAGACTGAGACAACACAAGGAGCAAAATG